TGTATTAAGAGCTTTAGCACTATAATTTAAGTTTTCAGATAAAACTCTAAAGCCTGCTGATTCGTGTCCACATTGTGCAACAAACCCTGCTACTCTTTCTATGGTATTTACTTCCCACAAAGGCAATATCTCACACATTGCCTCGTACCATTCCTTCCAGTCATCTCTATGAATAAGCTCTTCAGCCATCCATTCTTCAAACTCGAATTTAAAATGTTCTTTAGCCATATTAGATCCTTCTTATCTTTAGCACATAACCTTGATTTTCTAGCACTAGATCTTTACCATACTTGTTTATATTGTAATCGCCTAGATATTTAGTTAGCCAGATAACCTCAGCCATATCCTCCATATTGATACTTTCCTTAATATCAATATCTTTACCAAAATCCATAACCTTAAACGACACAGGTTGTGAATAAGTGTTCTTAACAGTCAATACATCGTCTTTCATTTCTACACTTTCTGCATAACTGTTAGTAAAATAGTTTTTATAATTTTCTAAATTTGTTTCTTTTATTCTAGCTACATAACTATCTGAATCAAATGGAATAGTTTCAGCAATATTTTCGTTGTTTAAGTCTTTGCTTTTAAAGTTTTTATGATATCTAAATCTAAAACCTTCAAGGTCGGAAAGTTTTGTTACACCGTCGGCTAATTCTAATATTTGCATTGGAACATCTTTAGATCTTTCTAATTCAACAAATACCTTATATGTTCCGTCTGGTTGTTCGCCTGAGCTAACATCTGCATCTAGTACAAAAGGATATCCTTTTTCTACAAAGTTTTCTAAATCTTTTGCTGGTTCCTGTCCAGTAACACTAAAGGCTAATGTTACTATGTCTTGGTCTTCACCCATCTTTGACTTGTAAGAATCTATTTCAATTATACTATCGACTAAAAATTTTAGATCGTCTTTGACTAATCCCATTATGCTACCTCGGGTGTTTCAGCATCTAATGTCGCATCTGCCGCCGCTTCTGCAGGTTGTGCCTCAGCTGGTACAGATGGTTGAGTTGCTGGATCAACAGCATAGTCATTCATAGCTTTATAACCACCGTAAATATCAGCAATAAGTTTCTTCGGCATCATTATTTCTACTACCCAAATGCTATGTGTATCTAATTTGCCCTTTTTAGTTCCAGGACGTACATCGTCTGGATTTCTTATTTTTCTTGGTTTGATTATTTTATCTTTTTTATAAGTGACTCTGCAATCATAATCTAATAGTCTTTTGCCACCACTAGGGTCTGGCATTTTATCTAAATCCCACATAAAAGCACAGGTTACCCAATGTCTAGTTATATTAGGACCTGATACAAGTTCTCCGTCAGCCCAATTTTCATACACATACACGTCTAAATCGTCTAACACCCTTTCAAAGTCCTTTAAAATGGTGAAAGCCATATCGCTTTCGTATATACCTTGTATGTTTTTTATTACGTCTAAAATATCTTTCATTTGAACACACCTATCATGTACTATTATTTATCAGATAATTGTCTGTGTACATTTCTTCTAGGAGTGATCTACTAAATATTTGTGTAGTAAAAACGCTACAAACGAAGTCAAAAGGAGGACGCTTCATGAGTGCAAGACGATCTCGAAAGAGTAAGAACTTTCACAATAATGTTGTACAATTAAATAACTACCTTCCAGAAAAGAAAAAAACAGTTAAGATTTACCCAAGAAATAGAGCACAGGAAACATACCTGCTTACCTTGTCAGACACGAGAAAAGACGTAGTCTTTGGAATTGGTCCGGCGGGGACAGGAAAGACCCTCATTGCTGTTTTGACTGCGGTAAAACTTTTCAAAGAAGGTGTTATTGACAAGATTATTGTAACTAGACCAGCTGTTTCTGTAGACGAAGATTTAGGTTTTTTGCCTGGGACTTTAGAACAGAAAATGGCACCCTGGACCAGACCAGTTTTTGATGTATTAAGAGATTACTTTACATCACAAGAAATTACTGGCATGATAGACGAAGGTGTAATAGAAATTGCACCGTTGGCGTATATGCGTGGTCGCACTTTTAAACGTGCATTTATAGTTGCAGACGAAATGCAAAATTCTACTGCAAGCCAAATGAAGATGTTGTTGACAAGATTAGGCGAAGGATCAAAAATGGCAGTCACTGGTGACTTAAACCAAGCTGACAGGATGAGTGATAACGGCCTACTAGACTTTATAAGTCAATTGAAACGGCATCAAAAGGCAAGTAGATTAGCATGTGTAACATTCAATCACGCTGACATTGAAAGGCACGAAGCAGTTAAAGAAGTATTAGAAGTTTATGGCGACGAGTAAGTAAGCTCGTTTGTCATAGGAAAAATTTTTGCTATGACTTCGGCACATAATCGGGCAATTTCCATATGTTCCTTTTGTGTGCCGTTAGCACCCCGTAGGTCAATATAATGGATCCAACTTCGTAAGGTTCCATTCATATATAGTGTGGTTTTTGTAAGGCCTTCCGGAAGAACTTTCCTTGCTTGTTCTTTTGCTATACCTTTTTTAATAGCCCAGTCGTATTCTTTCTTGGCTAGATGTGCTATACGCATTTGAGCCCATTCCCATTCCTGCTGTAATTTTTTATCGTCGACTTCTATAGAGTTTTGTCTGTTTTTAGGGTCTTGTAGTCTTGCTTCACTGTATTCAAACATATCACCTTGTGCTTCTGGATCAGCATAACGTTGACTAAATTCTTGGAAGCTAAAACTTCGATGTCTTACAATTTGATGTGCAATATCTCTTGTTGTTTTTATTTCTAAACAAGCACTTACCATTTCTAATGGCGACCAATGAGCATGTTTTATTAGATACTTAATTAATTTTTCGCTAGTTTCTTTATTCATTTGGTTTGCAGGATTACTTACTCTTGCACAATAGGCAACAAGATCCTGACAATTTAAAGGTTGTCCATCTGGATATGTTTCGAATTCAGATGCTTTACTATATGATATTAATCTTACACTCATTTAAAACTCCATGTCTGCGGCTACAATATATCTATCGTTCATAGATTGTACAACACCAGGTCGGTGCCATACTTTTCCTGGATATATCATCCAGTGTCCTGTTTTCCAAGGAACAAAAAAATTACCTTCTCCTTCTGGACTTGTCGGTGCAAGTTCAGTGCCAGCTTTTTCTAAATCTTTAACATCATCAGGTAAACGCATATAGAATACTCCACTTACAGTTGTAGTTGCTGTATTATGGTTATGATGATGCCATAGTTTATCTCTATCTTCTTCGTTCTTTAACGAAGTCATAAAACTCCAACTTTGAATATTTTTAATTTGTACTTCTCTTCCTAGGAATCTAAAACAAGACCAAATGAAAGACATTTTTAAATCTGTAAAGTCTTGGAACACATTCCAGTTTGTTTGGTATTTAGGACTATTATGCCAAAACTTTCCTGCCCTTATTCCGTTTTCAACATCTCTACACATATGATTAATATCTCTTTCACTGATTAATTGTGTCCAGTCATAGTATTCATATTCAATCATTTTTGTGGTCCTTATATTTTTTATTTCTAGTAAATTTTATATCACAGTAATTACACTTTACAAAACCTTCTTCAGGCACTGCATAGTATACCTTAGGATGATCCATTGCTTCTCCCATACAGGATATTCCTTCTTCTTCTGTGTAAATTATTGTTTCTGGATAATCTATCACCCAGTTCTCCAAACAACATGAACTCCCCAAGGTGAAATAATAGGAGGACCTATTTGGTCTATAGGTATGACTCTAACTGCATTTGAAAAGTCTGGATGGAAATGCTCTTCCTCCTGCCACCCAAGTTCTCCTCCTGCTGATGGTCCACTTAAACATGCACTATGTCGCCTTGCAGTTTCTTCAAATTTTATTTCACCTGTTTTTAATTTTTTAATAATTGCTTCAGCTTCTTCCATAGCTACACCTAATGCTCTTTCATGAGAGCTATTTTCAGCATCTTTGTGACTTAATAATATATGCTTACATTTAAATCTCATAATCTTCCTTTTTTGTAATCTTCGTTCTTATGACTTTTATAAGAATGACAAACCTTACAAAGTGTTTGTATATTATTTAATTTATTATTTACTTGGTTACCGTCTATGTGGTCTAGTTCTAATGCACCTGAATAAGGAATATGTGCGGTGCATACATAACCTAGTCTACCGTCTACATTTTCGCAGTAAACTTTTTTTGCAAATCTCACACCTTCTTCTAAGGCTCTTGCTCCATATGATGCTTGATGGCATTTCCAACATACTGGTCTAAATTTATGTTTGCCACTTTTTGTAGCCTTACGAGTACAGCCGTGATTGACACAGATAGGAATCATTAGTCACCTTTGCCAGGTTTTTCTGAAAAGTATTTTATTTTATCTGGAACATCTTTCCAGTCAGAGGCATCGGAAGGTACATCTTCAGGTCTTGCTTGTGAGATATTAGGCCATTCTTGTGACCATTTATTATTAAGTTCATACCAAGGATTATCTTCTTCACCTTGTATAATAGCTTCTACAGGACACTCAGGTTCACATACACCACAATCGATACACTCATCAGGATTAATTACAAGCATGTTTTCACCCTCGTAAAAACAATCTACAGGACATACTTCTACACAATCCATGTGTTTGCACTTTATACAGTTGTCGTTTACTAGGTATGTCACAACTCTCCTTTCTCTCGTAAATGAGCACGGATGTTTGTTGCACTAATTTTATGCACTTCTTCTCCTAAGTCATGTTCAGTAAATGTGTAACCCACACCTCTGCCATAACTTATATCTACTATGTTTGGTACCTTCATAACTATATATTCTTCATTCATTGTATAACCATGTTCTTCAAGTCCATTACGTATATTAACACAAACTTTTGAAAAGTCAAATGGATTATCTGTTTGAGCTACAGTTCTTCCTCCACCAGCATCTTCTCCCACAATACCTCCTACATCACGAACCATTATAATGACTTGACCTGTTTCTGCAAGAGCTTTTTTAAATAAAGCAGTATGACCATCATGCCAAGGTTGCCATCTTCCCAGCATCTGTGTTGTAGGTTTTTTCCAATCAAACATTATTTCGCTCCATGTAATTTTTAACAACTTCTAAAAGTTGTTGGTGTGTATCAGTAAACCATTCACGTACATGGTAATTACAACTAGGTGGATCTTCAAACATTTTATTCGTATCTTCAAATCTACCTTCTTTAATAGTATTCATCCATACTGTATAATCAGGTGCAAATTCTTTTCTTGCTTTTTCAGTAGGGCAAACAAAATCAGCTACTGCTATCTTACCTGCCATTTCAACCCCGTCAGCTAGATTTCGCATACGTTGAGCTTGTCTAATACGACCTTCAGGACTGAAATCCCAGTCATCGTACTTCTTCCTTACTTCGTCTGCGTTTATATGTATACCGTTAATAAGTTCTGCAAAGGGTTTTGCTAGTGTTGTTTTACCACTTCCTGGTAAACCAAAAATTAATATTTTCATTTCATTCTCGCTAATCTAATCATAGTTGCCGCTAGGTTTATTTCTGGATCAGAAACTAATGTATGATCAACAAGACCTTGTTTAATTATGAGAATTGCACTTTCTTGCTTTTCTTCGTCACCAAACAGATCAATGTTGTCATATAACCATTTATAAACATCTTCTATTTCTTCGGGACGTGCTTGACTACAAACAAGTTTTCTTGCTTGGGTAATTTTACCCGCTTTGAATAGCTCAGTCATTTCAAGTTTGTAATCACTATCTCCAGCATCACTCTTTTCAGGAGGAACAAGTGTACCATTTACACTATTCATTTGTACCATGTTAACACACTTACGTAGATCTGGATAAGTTGCTTTAACATAAGTATCAAGTACATCTAAGTCTGGAGTAATTTCTTCTGCAATCAAAATCTCTGCAACTCTGGCAGTAAATTCTGTTTGATCAATACGTTCTATGTGAAAGCCCTGACAACGACTGTGCAAAGCAGGGATAATACGGTTGGGGTAATTACAAGTAAGAATAAATCTTGAAGTGGTGTGATATTCTTCCATAACTCCGCGTAATGCCGCCTGAGCATTTGGACTAAGATAATCGGCCTCATCGAGTAATACAACTTTAAATTCTCCAAATGGAATCATTTGTACAAAGTTTACGACCTTATCTCTAACATCTTCTACTGAATTTGTTCTACTTGCATTTATTTCTAACACATCTAAATCATTTACTTCTAATTGTGCTAACAATATTTTAGCAAGAGTTGTTTTACCTATACCAGCATTACCTGAAAAAAGCAAGTGTGGAATAGTACCATCTTTGATCCACTGTTGTACTTGACGTTTTTGATGTTCATCTCTAAACACATATCCGTCCACGTCTTTCGGACGATATTTTTCAACCCAAAGTTCCTTCATCTGCCTAACCACCTCCTTGCCGCATTGATTGGATTCTTCAATCCTTCATAAGTATCATCAATAAACTTTATATGTTTACTTAATTGCTTATTAAGTTCTTTCAGTTCGGATTCGATATTCTTTAATCGTTCATTATCAACCGGTTCCCAATACTGAAACTTTTTATTTTTATCTGTCCCAACGTATGCCTTACCTGTTTCCATATCAACAATTTTCCATTTGCTTGGACATTTTGTTTTAATCACTAGATCAACAGGTTGATCCAACTCTTGTGCCCAAGTGCCGTCGACTAATTTTCTATCTGCCATTTACTACTCCAAAATGTTTAAAAGTTTTTTGTACACACTTCGCTTGATAATAACAGTCAGCTAATGCATTGTGCAAGTCGCTTTGTATTTCTTTTCTAGGATCTTTAGGCATCATCTTAAAAAGTGTTCTTGAATCTCTAATCTGCCAGTAATGCCACGGAACAGGAGTTCCTAGTTGTCTATACAAATTTTCTAATATTGTAAAATCAAATGTAGGACCTTGGCACCATATGTTATCAAGCCCTACACAAAATTTGTTTATCTGTTTTAACACTTCATTTAAATTTACTCTGTCATTATCAGACAATGCTTCATCTTTAATTTTTGGATCTTGTTTGTTCCACCAAGCTAATGTATTTTCATCTACAGTTCTACCTAATTCTGTTTGTTCATCGACATTGCATCTAATGTACAAACCATCATGTGGTTCTGCATTTGAATAGGGATTAAATTTTATTCCACCTATTGTAAGAACTACACAACCAGGATCTACTCCTAGTGTCTCAATATCAATCATTCCGTGTACTGCCATTAGCCTTTCCTATTCTCTTGTACTATTGCACAAAAAATTAAAAATATATATAGGATTGGCCATGCCCAACCATTAACAAATCCTGTCAGATGCATTACCATCAGAGCAACGCCTGTGGCTCCTGTTGTACCTATACTACTGGATTGTGTTTTTGGAAACTTCATTTACACTCCTATTTTGTGTTTTATTGTAACACCTTAATATAAGAATGTCAACTGTTTTTGGTGACTATAAATCGTTTTCCTTACGATTCTCTGAATAGTGAACATCAAAGGCACCGCCAGGATATCTTGAACTTAATTTTTTTACATTTTCAGCTATAACTTCATTCGGGTCTAAATCCAACGCTCTGCACGAATTAATCCAATACCAAATAATATCACCCAATTCTCGTTTTATATGAAACTTTGTGTCATCATCCAAAGGTTTACCTTGGAAAATACACTTTTTAACAATTTCTGCATATTCTCCTCCTTCTGATGCTATACCAATTGCTCCTGTTAAAAGCAGTGAAATGTTTACGTCATCGTTCAGTTCGTGCAATCGGGCCTGTGTATAGGACCAATCGTTTGATTCTTCTGATGTAACTTTTTCTACAAAGTGTTTATATTTGTTTAAGTCAACTATATCTGTATCTGTCTTTTCGGGAAGTTCTCTTTGTATTGTTTCTACATCTATCATAACTCTTGTCCTACACTATAATCTGAAAGTGGTTTATCTGAATATCCTAAGATATCTTTGTTATCAACTTTTCGAACAGTCAAATCTTCTCCGTTTATTGATATGTTGACTCCTCTAGTCCAACGACCATGATCGACTAGAATCCATTGTCCTACTTCATAAGGATCTGTGTTTTTAGGACCTTTGCTGATTACTCTGCCCCATCTTGCATAGATACCTCTGACCTCTCCGTCATCGGCTCTAATAATTAACCCTGATTTGGTCTTCTGTTCCCCGAAGTTCATTTCGGAAACTAAAACCCCGTCTCCTATAGCTTTAAGTCCATCGACTTTAATGGTTACAAGGTTTCCAGCCATTACGCACCTCTTTTTACGTAATTGCCGTCATCGTCTTCTATCCATTCGTCTTCTTTAGACTCAGCCTTTGTTTTTCCAGGCTTTGCTTTTGTAGAAGCTGACTTCTTAGTGTCTTCAACCTTTTCTTGTAGTTCGGGTTCAACAATTGGTTCTGTGATTGGTTGTGCAGTAGGAGTTTCAAATTCAGTAGGAGCAACATTATCTTCGTAGTAGTCTCTTAAGACTTCTTCACGTTTTTTGATAATCTTACCACCTGGACCTAATTCGTCGCCTCGTGCATTTACCCTTACGTTACCAACTGCTGGAGTTAATTCATTTCGTTGTCTAAGCAAATCCATGTCAATATCTTTACCTTGCATGGTTTTGTATTGCTTACGTCCTGTTTGTCTAACTGCCATAATTGACCTCCTTTATTATATACTTACTTATCTCAAGAACTCTTTGTAGTCCAGGCCATATTGAATTGAGTCTACTTTATGTATACCTATAAGATATAACACATAACTAGCCACACTAGAACCACGGCCTACACCCCATACAATATTTTCTTTTCGCATAAAATCAACCAAATATATCATATAACGTAGCAAATCCATCATACCACGCTTTTCAAATTCTTGTAATTCTGTCCAAATTCTTTTCTGTACATGTTCAGGACATGGAGTTTTCGCCTTACTTAAAACATATTGATATACATTTATGTCTTTATATGTATCAGGCATAAACCATTCACCCTGACAAACACCATCAAAGTCTTTTTTATCTACATCTATAGGAATGTATTTTTTTAATTCAGGTGTTCCATATTCTTTTGCTAGTTTATTAAATTTATCTATGTCATCAGATGGATCACAAAGAACCACATGGCACTTATCGATATGACCACTATAAATCATATCTATAAGATCTTTATTGGTAAATCTAGGAATGCCTAAATCATCAGTCTTCATAATCATGTATACTATATTACTCGATATTGATCAATTTGTCAAGATCTATTTCGCCATTTTCTTCGGCTTTTTTCTTCTCTGCCGCTTCTTTCTGTCTAACTTCTAGTTTATAATAGTCAATAAAAGTCTGAATTTGTTGTTTTACTTGAGGATTATTTGATTGAAAATACTTTTTGGTTAATTCGTTTATTTTTTCATAAAGTTGATTGATACTTAGATTAGAAGTGTCTTCTGAAAAAGGGTGATGCATTATGCAAAGTAACCTACTGAATTGGCAAATACTGTAGCACCAGCATCATAGCTTATAAATTCTACAACATATGTTCTGGTGTTAGGTGTGTCAACAACAAGAGTATTACCTGCTCCCGACCAAGTGCTAATTTTTTTGAAAGTTCCAGCACCTGCATTTGAGGCAAAAGTTACAGTTCTTTGAACATTGTCATTATTAATATATAAAATGACTTTACCAGCTTTACCTGTTGCAGGCCATCCAGTAAGTGTCAATGTTACATCTGCACCAATTGTGAATGATTGGTAATGTCCATTTGAAAAGTTAACATTTTGGCTAGTATTAATTGTACCACCAGCAAAATATCCTTGACTATTATTGATTAAGTTTGCGTTACTAATATTATTTGTCAAAAAATCATTAGCAACATTAAGTTTTGCTGTATTGGTTTGTAGTGTTTCAATTTCGCTTTTCGCCGCTACAAAATTGTCTTTAATTACATTAAAATTATCTCTAAATCCCTGTGAATCATTGTCTTGACCAGCTACAGGATAATCTTTGTTAACACCAGTATCGTTAATATTACTTGCCATATTATGTCCTCTCTACGTTTTATTTATCTGTATTAAACATTGAATGTATAATTTGCGAACGGTATATATTGTTCTTCACTATTTCCGTCTGTACTGTCTATATTATACCTTTCAATCTCAATATTAAGGGTTTTGAAGTCAAAACCACTGTTAGCAATGTTCAAAATAATCTGATCAGCTTGTCCCGGTTTACAATAACACAGCGGAACACCCAAAACAAAGCCCAATTCACCTTGTCCAGTTGCCTGGGCAGTTCTCATCCACAATGGATAAAATTCTCTCAAATTTTGTCCTACTGCTCTAATTCTATCACGCATATTTGTAATATTACTGATATATTTTTTTTGATCTAATCCTTCACTTACATTGATAGCATCACTATCTATTTTAATAGTATCTCCCTTGGGTCTTAATCTTGTAGGGTCACTGTTAATACTATCATCTATATTCGCAACAATTACAGAAGTACCATTTTGTAATACAATAGGAATAGCAGATCCTGGTTGAAATACCAAAGGACCCGTGCGTCCTAAGATAGTTAACACTCCACTTGATGCTGGAGATTTACCTGTGCTACCTCTTAGTGTTATATCAAAAAATCCTTGTCCTGTTCCAATACCGGTGTTGTCATCATTAACTTCAAATTGGATAGAATCAACAGTTATTTTATTTTTTGTTTTAGAATCAAAAGACTTTGCTGTTTTTCCTGATGTAGGTTCTGCAGGGTCTATCAAATCAACGTAAATTACTTCGTAAACAGTATCATTGCTTCCTGGGTTTTTAGCCAGTGCCTTTCTTACATTACCAAATTTGTATTTTTTCCTTTTGTGATTTTTTGCTACAGCTCCTACAAAATCTCTTATATTTTTTGTTTCTATTCCAGCGTAAGCTAATGCTTTGATTTGGCTCTGTAATCCAAAAGTAGGATCATTAGGCCTGTAAATAGATGCTGGTGTAAAAATATTAGGATCAGCAATGAAGTTTGTAAAAGTAGTTCTTTGCTCTGCCTTCAACATCGGAACCATAGAAATACTACTGTAAAGCAAATCATCTGGATCAGTGGTTGATAGTGTAAACGTCCTTGTTGTTGCAGAAAATCCAAACTGGTCTTGAGCTTTGATTGTAAATGTATACTTTCTATCAAGAGTAGTAGTACCACCGTCAAAAGTCATAGCCGTTGTTGCCTTGTCTATAGTGGTTAGTCCTGGTAAAGCCGAAGTACCAAATTGTCTAACTTTTCCTTGTAACTGTCCATTTATACCTAATGTTATTCCGTTTGGTATTGTGCCACTATCTAATGTGTAAACCAATACAGCATTAGGAACCGTGCTTGTAGCACTTACGGACAATGTAGAAACAAAATTTGCTCGTAAATTTCCTAAGTCACTAGGTGTATTCCAATTGATAGTACTTTCAACCTCACCTAAAAGTTTTACGGTAAATGTTTTGTCTTTGGCTACAGTTTGGTTTTTTTCTGTTGTTGTTCTTCTGTTAAAATTGTAAAATGACATAGTCACTACTTTATTTGCAGTGGTGGCTCCATTCTTATCAAAAGTCGTAAATCCCACATCTTCTATAGTGCCTACAAATGTGTCTCTTAGATAATCTGTTGTACCTTCGTCTATTGTTGTTACAGCTTTGTCTGTAAAAGTTGCGATTACTCTACCTGCAGATACAACCCAAACATTTTTGTCAATTATACCACTTGCTACATATTGACTATTTTTATCTATTCCTGTTCCAGCATCAGCATCAGTTACAGGAGTCGTATTGAAAACAATCCAGCCCGTTTCGTCATTTGTTCCTACAAAATTATTTTGTGCAAAATTAAAGAAAGGAGTATTTGTACCTCCTGACCATGTTTGGTTTACACCAATATTGTTTGCAAAAAATTGTGTTGCTGTGCTTGACGCAGAACCAAGTTGTCTTAAAGCTTCTATTGTAAATTTGTATTCTTTTGTAACTGCTGGTTGGTAAGGTATTCTACCTGCTATTTCTCCGGTAGTGCTGTCAATAGACATACCTGGAGGTAATGCACTTGCAGTTCCGTCTGGATTAGCATTTTTGACAGTAAAACTAATTATTCCTTGATTACTTGTAGGATCATAAACATCTAAAAATAATGTAACATAGTTATTTGCCCGTCTATATCCAAAGTCACCCGGTGTCAACCAAACAGGAGCTCTAAGGAAAGTATTATCTGCTGTAAACAAACCTGTTCCTAGTTGCATTAGTGTATTGTCTGTTCTTAGGAAATCATCACCAACTAGGTAAATTTGGAACTTTCTTCTAGCAATAACGACACCATCACTTGCATTTACTGTAAACTCATAGTACCTATTAAGTTTCTTAGGACTTTGTGTGGGCACTGCATAATCATAAAACGTTGTATCATAATAAAAACTTTCATAACCATTAAAACTCTTTACACCAAAATCAAATGGATAACTGCCGTAAAGATTAGTATCAAAGTATCCTGATCCTGCTCGTTTTTCTAATGCAAGGATAGGTTCAGTAACACCTGTAAGTCTTCCTGTTGTTCTACCGAGGGAAATTCCTGGAGGAAGTTCTCCGTCACCCTCTCCTATGTAATATTCTATATTGTCTCCTGCAGGTAAGTCAGGATCTATAACTTGTAATTGAAAATCTACAGGACTGCTGTCTAATATATAAAAAGAATTGTTAGGACCTAAAGGAAGTGATCCTTCATTGGTAATCCAAGTTGGTGCATCAGCCCCATCTATAGTAATCTTTATTGTTCGATCTTCAATGATGTTACCTTTTTTTGCTCTTAGAACAAAGGTAAAAATTTTTAGTCTGTTTACTTCATAAGGAGTTCCTACTAGTTGATTATTATTTTCTATTCTTAAGCCGCCAGGAAGGCTACCACTTATTAGTGTTAAACTATCTACTGTATTAACTGGTAATGGTATTGTTTGTGTAACACTTTCTTGAAATGTTCCTAAACTATGTCCGGTATTTACAGTCCATAATACACTATCGCTCATACTGAAACTCCTATATACATATTTATCTATGAGTTAGATTAGGAAATAGAACCAAAGTCAGCTGTAGGAACTGTATTATCACCAAGCCCATTTACACCATAATCAATCACCTGATTATGTGCCAAATGTGCAAGGACACTTGTTAAATTTGAAGGAGTCATTTCGCCCAAGTCCATAAGCAAGAAAGGTTGCACACCATCCATCTTACGTATGTCTAAACCATGTATGTTACTTTTAATATCACTTGTATTTGTAATCTCTTTTTGATTACCATCTAAGTTAGCACCTAGTCTAGGAGTTAAGTCTGTTAGTAATGAAGTTTCAGAACTAATAGTAATTGTGCTTCCGTTTAGGTTAGTTGTAGTCAAATTACCACCTGCTAGAGTAAGTGTGGTATTTGCATTATTTAATGTGATATTATTGTTGTCAGCGAATACTTGTAACTGAGGTAGTCCTGTTGCAGAAGAATTAATCGTTATTGCATTTCCGTCACTAGTCAAACTTACGGCAGTTCCAGCAACAATTTTCTTAAATTGTAGTTCTGCACCAGAAAGCTGTGCAAATACACCTTCGCCTGCAGAACCTAAATTAGCACCTGTAGTCTTTTCAGGAGATCTACTATCTAGTTCTGAAAAGTTTGCATTAACTTTTACAAAGGCTTCACGTAGATCGTCACCTGTTCCGTCGTTTGCTATTGTACCTATGTTTACAGTTTGTATTGCCATTTTGTTTCCTTATACTATATTTACCTATCTTTTTTTCTTAGGCCATATATGTTACTAGAATAGGGATTAGCTCTATTGTATCTATTAAACAACATTCTGTTTTCAGCACCACATATATCTGTTGTGTCACCGTAGTTAGCATTATTTGATTCATCTTTCAAAACTGCTAATGCATCTTTTTCTAATTTACTTTTCAATTGGGCTGGAGTTAAACTAGGATCCGCCTGCAAGTATAAAGCACCCACTCCGCATACCTGTGGTGATGCCATTGATGTTCCGCTTATGTTTCCTACTCTGAAACTGCTATCCCCAAAGTATGCACCATCAGTATATCTATTTGTTGTACTGAAACAGCTCATTATATTTTCACCCGCGGCAAATATTGACACTCCAGGTCCTGTTGTGCTGAAACTAGTCTTTCTTTCTGTTGTTGCGTTTTGAGGAGTGCTATCTGTACAACCTACCATGTTGGCTGTTTCATCAAAAGGTGAACTGCCTCTGTGATAGTAATTGTTTGAACCACCACTCCAAAAAATTACATTATCGTAATCGACTCCTGGCCCTACGGAAGTATCTGCTTTGAAACTATTATTACCTGCGGCTATACAAATATGTACACCAGCATCTATACAATCTTGTACATCAGCATCAACAGAAGCAATCCTTAATGGATACCTATAGGCGTTATTTCTATAGTATGGATAGAATCCATAAGTATCTCTATGATATGCTGTTGTAGAGTTCCAACCTGCTGTGCTTGAGTTGTAAGTTACTCCTCTATAGACATAGCTTTCTATGTTGCTAAAACTACTTCCTATTGATCCACTGTAACCCCAACTGGCATTTACAATGGTTGGACGTTTGTATCCTGTCTTTGGATCAATCGGTTTGTTTTGATGCCAACCTTTGATTACATCAAAGCAAGAATTTACACTAATACCAGTTCCTGAATCTCCAGAACCATTAAGACCATTAACTTTAACACTATACACTCTGGCGTTACTAGCCCAACCAAAATTTAATCCTGTTGCTGTTCCACCGCAATGTGTTCCATGTCCGTCAAAATCTCTATAGTGATTAGCATCTTGTGATCCTGTAACTCCTGAGGCGGCAAACCAGTCTATGAGTTGCACTCTTGATACTCCGTTAGCATCTCTAAATTCTGGATGATCTACTTGTAGTCCGCTATCTTGTATTACAACGTCTACACCAGTTCCATCCATTGAATAAGGCCTATCAAATGGATTTGAACTTAAAGAAGTTGATGTTCCATATTTGTTTTCTACAAAGCTATGTCTTATTTTACCCCAGTCTCTATAATCTCCTGAGTCTGCAGATGATTTGTTAAAATTTGCAGTCTGTATAGCATCATATCCTATTTCTATATCATCTCTATCTTCTGGACGTAGCTGTACATCAGTAACTCTACTATCACTGCGTAAAGCGACTGCTTCAGCATCTGTAAGAGCATAGTGCGTATTTCTTGTTGATAAAGTTCTGGAGTCAGCAATGTCTACAGTTCTATTTGGAATATCTCCTGCTCCAGTAGAAGCAATCATTTCTTGATTAAATTGTGCGTAGTCAACACCTTTGTTTAAGGTAACAACATATTCTTTTTCACTCATTATATAAATCCTAATGCGTAAGCAATGCCCATTTCAATTCCTAGCAATAATGAAAAACCTATTAGGGTGAACGTTACTGCCATAGGCAAAAACATTACGTCCTTCCAAGTTCTTTTTCTTGTGCAACAATCACTCATTATAATTCCTAATGTAAGTCTACCCAAGAACCGTTGGCATAACCTTGGAACTTGTTAGTAGTTGTATTATAAATTGTATCACCGTTTGCGGCTGTTAATGCATCTCTTTGTGTGCTTGTGAAACTTGCAAGTCTTAAAGGACTGCTTGTAATTTTCACTTGATCTTGTGCTATAAGTTCGATAGAACTGTTACTATCAATCTGTGGTGTGCCTACACCTGAACTTTCAAAACTATCTGCTGTAAATTTTTGAGCAGTTAAGTTACCGTCAACAGTTAGATCACTACTCATTCTAACACTTGGTGTCATAACAATTTGTGAACTATCATCTGTGTCAATGATACTTGAACTTAAGGTAAAGTTGCCGATTGATGTTCCGCCGGTACCATTTATCCATTTTGCAGTAGAACTATCGTATTTTAATACCTGCCCGTTAGCAACACTGGTAATGTTTATGTCTGAAAGACTATTAATGCTTTCAGCTGTAATACCTGATATGAATCCAGCACCATTTGTTAGTTCATTTGTATTTGTTGGTATTGTTGGTTTGTTTGTAATAGTTGAAGTGGTGTAATCTATTGATACTCCAGTGATTCCTGAAAAAGGAATGTTTGTTAAGTTACTACCATTTCCATAATAATTATCTGCGTATACATTCAACCACTTGATAGTATTTGTACCTAAACTGTTTGTACTACCAGTGGCAGGTGAAATGTTTCCAAAAGTTACACTATTTGTTGTTTCTGATCCCGATGTGGTTATCTGATCTAATGTGATATTTGTTAAGTTTGCTCCACTACCGTAAAAGTTTGTTGCTTGTACATCACCTGAGACGTCAAGTGTTTTAGAAGGATTTGCGTTGAACAATCCTACTCTTTGTGTGCCTGCGTCAACCTTAATTGCTAATGTACTATTACCAGATGCAGGTTTGGTTCTAATTTCAAAATCTTGTTGAGAAACTAGGTTTTCAATTACAGTAGATCCATCAATCCTTAAATGCATCCTAGGAGTTGAACTTCCTCCAACCTTTATGCCCTCATCTGAATTAAAAGTTACCGATCCGTTTTGTGTATAATCACCTGTAGTAGATATTGAATCTGTGATACCATATCCTGCAAGTGTGGTTGGTGTTCCTGTGAGTGAACTAAATTGTGAATCAAATAAAGTTGGTTTGTTTGTAAAGTTTGCATAATTTAAATAATAAGATCCATCAAATCCATCTAATGTATCTGCATTTAATCCTGATCCACCTGTTGTAATGTCATCTGCAGGTGCCCATTTTGTTCCGTCCCATTTTAAAACTTGTCCTGTTGCCGGTGGATTGGAAATTGTATCAACATCTGTAAGATCACTTATGTCATCAACCAAATTTGGTTTATTAACAAGATTTGTATAGCTTCCTGTTGTAGCCACTGTTGCGAGACCAGGGGTTCCTATTATCTCACTGTAGTTTATATAAGCATTTACCCAAGCCGCTGTATTATTAGAACCACCAGTTGTGCTATACTTTACAACTTGATTATTAGCTAATCCATCAAAGTTAGTTGCAGGTGGAAGTCCACCACTTCCTCCACTGCTTGTCCCTGTATTTGTAATTGTTATTGTACCATTGAGATCGTCATAGACAATGTCTATTCCTGTTCCTTCTCTTAAAATTGCCGCTACTCTGTCATCAACTCTTTCATTTGTAAAATATTGATTGTTTGAACCTTCTGGTAATCCGTCTGTATCAGTTGCTACGTTTGGTTTGTTTGTTAAATCGTTATAGCTACCACTAAAAGGATTATAACTTACTCCACCTATAGAAAGCCCTGTTGCCGCAATGTTTCCAGCACCAATGATACCTGACCCTGTTAAATCTAAATTATCACCAGTTGGCAATTCTTTTAATTTATTTTGATCATCTCTGTCAACTATAATCGGAAATCTATTTGCCATATTTCATCCTCTCTATGTCAGATTCGCTATTCTACTTTTAAAGTCAGCAAAGTCTGTGCTAGCCGCCGCTACTGATTTTAATGTTGATAATTTTATATAACCTGGTATCACTCCATTTACAGCATCAACAAGTAAAGTAGAGTCGTCTGCAAATACTGAACCTACAACATCTCTTTTTGTGTTTGTAACATCAAGTTCTGCAAAGTTTTTATTTATTTTATCAAAAGCAACTCTTAAAGGATCACCATCACCTTTGTTAGCACTGGATCCGATGTTAATAGTTTGGATAGCCATTATACTCTCCCTACCACAACTTCAACAATGCCTTTGCCATCGTCATCTTTTTTACCAACTGCTTTTCCTATCACAGTTCCTACAGTAGGATTATTGTCTACCATACCATATCCTGCTATAGCACTCGTTACAATTATATCACCTTTTTCTACTTTTCCAATTATCATACAAGGTGTTCTTCCTTGTAATGCAAGTGGAGTAACATGTTCTCCTTCAAGTCCACTGTTCATCAAGTGTGCAGGATTTTCTGATACAACACCTGCAACTTTTCTATCACCCTTGGTATCTGTAGTTGTTAGTTCTTCTTCACCTCCAAATACCAATACTGTACCTACTTCATACTCAGCATCAGCTAGATAATTCTCAGCCAAGTCAGCATACTTGGCACTTGTTGCTAATCCGTCTAGTGCAGTTGCGTAAACATTTCCATATCTTAATGATGCTGTTCCTAAATTATATCCATTGTTTGAAGAAGGATTCATTGAAGTTTGAGTAAACACAGTTGCCGCCACATTGTTATTTGCAATAATGGCAATTTCACCTGCGTTTGTGAATCCTGTTCCTGCACCTACGGCAATACCCGTTGAAGCAGAAAGTTTTTCACCTGGTGCTTCAATAAATGAAGTATACACCCAATCACTCGCCAACCTTGGTTCATTTAGTGTTGCATCAGTTGTACTACCAAAAGTACTATTCTTTTGGAAGAATGATGCTGTTGTATCTGTATCACCTATCTGAATTGTTCCAGGAAATGTCGTTGTTGTATTACTAGGAATAGTACCAACAGTATTAAACACAACTCCTTGACCTGGTGTCTTTAAGGTCATGGTTAAGTTTGTTTGGTCTAAGATATCATAATTATCTAGTTTTAATTTTTGTGTATCAATACTACCATCAGTACCTGTCTGCACAATTCTACTTGCAACACCTGTTGTAGTAAATTTGCTATATGCATCTATTAATGAATCAACTGAAACCGCAGAAGGTGCCCCAGTGCCAGCTGTTAATCTTGCAAGTACGGTGTTATTTGCTTGTGTTGGTAAATCAGCATAATCAACAGCACCTGTGGCAAGTGTTACCCAACCGTTTGTCACTGCAAAGTCATCTGAGTCAAATGCTACTAGCCCTAGATCGGCTTGTGTAATTCCTGTTGCATTAGCTCTGGTAGTCGCGGCATTCATTGCCAACTTGCTTTGAGCTATACCGGCATTTGTGTTCACGTCTGCGTTTACAATAGCACCAGCTGTAATTGAAAATGTAACAACGTTTCCTGATACTGCTAAACCTACATCACCTGCCGGTGTTGCATTATCATAAGCACTACCATCCCAAACTAATAAATCATTTGCGGCTCTATTAGCTGTTGCTGTTCCGATAGCTTCGTTACCAAAAGGTGTTCTTGCATCTACATAAGATTTTGTAGTAACATCTTGTGCATTAGTTGGGTCAGCATGATTGAATATTTTAAAACTACCTGCACTTAAATTTGCTGTAAGCGGAGTTGTACCATCTCTAGCAACAACACCCGGACCAATAACATTTGCTCCAGACAACGCACCACCTACTCGATCAAACCCTAATCTTCTTGAAAGGAATGCCTCTGCGGCAAATTCAGTTGGAACAGCGTCTGGAGATTTGTCAGACATTGTATCATCGTTACTGAACTCAGTAATTCTTACACCCTGTTTGAATCCTAATCCATCTAAGTTACTAATAGCAATCGACGCCGCAAAAGTAACTGTACCTGTTCCTTGGTCAACACTGAAGAACTTACCAACTCTAAAAAATCCATCTTGGTCTGTTGATGCAAAAAATACTCTACCTTTTCCTCTTTCGCTTACTTCGTTTGCCTGTGTAGCTGATTTGGTAGGTTCACCATAAATGATACTTGGATAGTTGGTTGTGTTAAAACCACCTGTACCAATTTTATCAAAATCATGTCCGTTTGCTCTAAGTGTAGAAATACCTACTGTGATATTACCAGCTTCATTATCTTGTAATGAAAGAGGTATTGTTCTTGTGGCCGCCGGCGAATATCTTAAATCTGCTCCTATACCTGCCGCACTATATAAACTTGAATCACTGTTGATGTTAGAACTAGCAAGGTCTGTTAATCCTACAGTTGCATATGATCCTCTATCAGTGTAGCTTCCAACGATGTGTGTTTTTCCTTTGTAGGAAAATATCATATCATTGTTGCCAATTCTAGTTACTTGTGCATCTGTTAACTTTTCAATAGCTAAAACGACATCGCCGGCTGTAGCACCCATTGTGGTTCCTGTGCCTGCGTATGTGTTTAGTGCCGCTTCTGTATTTCTAAGTGTAAGATTTAAATGGCCAAAGCCACTGTCGAATACAATTTGGAATCTATCTGCGGCTAGTTGAGAGTTATCTGAGTCTTGATTGTTAAAGCTGATAGTTCTATATACCCTGTCAGGGTTTTCATCAAACACCAATGCTGTTGATGGTCTAATACTTGTAACACCTGCAACATCATCAAACAGATGATTTTTATTCATTCTAATTACAACGTATGGTGCCGCATCACTGGCAAAGTTAGCATCATAATCACCTGTGATTGCTGTTTCTAATCCTGTGCTTCCTGCAATACCTAATTTGTATATAGGTAGATTGCTTCCTTTTCTACCTGTAGGTCCTGCTGTGGACCCTGTACCTGGAAGAATGCTTACACTTGTAACTTCATATGTGGTTACACCTGTTGAAGTATAAACGTCTAATAAACTGTTTGCATAAGGATGGTAATCACAATCAAAAACGTGTACTGTAAATACACCCGCCGCATGTGCTATAGCACCTAAGCCAACGGAGTTGTCTCCATCGTTATAAACTTTTGCAGGCTGTTGCATGTTTCTTAAAGATGTAACCAAGTCAACAGTTTCGTTTGGATCGGCGCCGTCTGCAACTAATCCAAAGTTACCATTTGCGTTAGAACAGTTTAGAGCTCTAATTTCAGAGCCGTTGTTACTCATAAACGCTGTATGGTTGTAATATGTAAAGGTTGAAACTTGTTCTGACAACGCCGCATTGTTACAGAACAATCCATAACCTAGATCATTAACCTGTGTGTAGTCGTTTGCTAACATACTTCTGTTACCAGCTGTTTGGATAAAGATATTTGTTCCACCACCTGGTATAGCATCTGTGTAACCGTTTCCGCCGTTTGATAATTTATTAATTAGAAGTTTTGCTGTTCCTGTTCCACCATCGTATTCTGAAACAGCATCAACTTGATAACGTACACCCGCTATGAAGAATGGTGCTGGTGTTTGAGGTTTCCTAATTCTTAAACCCGTACCTGCCACTGATTGAACATTCAGAGTAAAGTTATCATCTTTACTTGTAATAACAGTTTCTAAATTACCTGCAAAACCATCAATAAACATTCCCCCTCTAAATGCTTGTTTGTTAATAGAACCTGAGAAAGATCCACAAACCTGCGTGTATGGAGATTTAATTAGTACCTGGCCACTTGGATCCAGAACCTGTGCAAATCCACCATGTCCTTGGAATGTCATATTTGCTAATCTAGTTGCATCGTTCATCAAGAACACATCCATCTGATCGTTTGTTTTTGGAGTACTAGTAGCATCCAAAGGATCAGTAAGATAATGATAACCGTAATTTGAAGTTTGTTTAATGTGCCATGCACCTGAGGCAATAGGATCTAAATTTGGGAGAGTGTCTATTGTAAGTGTTACATTAAAATTACTTCCGCCGTCTGCATTTGATATTAATCCAACTGCTCCGCTATCAGTATAGAACCAACCACCGTCCCAAGAAATAGGAGCAATATTATCTGCAGGAGTTACCGTAATCGTTCCACCTGCGGTGTTATTACCTGTCATTGTAATTTGTTGAGCTGTTGCAATATCAGACCCTGTAAAGTCTGTAATTTTTAAATTATCAAGAAGTTTATCTCTGTAAAAATATGTCCTTACCCAAGGTGATTGTGAAATCCTAGGAGCAGGTCTAATTTGACAACGTCTAAAATCAGTACCCTTGATTGACACGTTGTCTGGAACTTTGATTGGATAATCCTCGTAGTATATTCCTGACTCTACATGAATACAAATTTGTTTCTCATTTGTTGGATTACCAAATTCAAGCTCTTCACCTATTCTAAATTCTTTAGGTTCAACTAGTACACATTCTACTTCATCATAATTTACATTGCCAAGATCAACTCCGCTTGTATATTTTACAATTCTACCTCTAGCACCTGTTGTCTTACCTACTATAATTTTACCTGGAAGTATATCAACATTTGAATTAATACCTTGATCTGTGTAATAGTTAGTTCCACCGTTTCCAAATCTCAATCTATATGTACTTCCTTCAACAACGGTGTAAGTATCAACTGCTGTGAATCCGTTTGTGAGTATGTCTACAATGATATCAAATTGATTAGCAATAGCATTTTTTATTGTATTAGAAACGTTGTTTATAGATGAATCTAAGTATTGTGGAATTAATCCTGAATGATCTGAAGGATAAAGTTTTGTTCCGTCAGCACAGGAAACTTTTATATCTTCTAAGAATACAACATCTCCAGCAGTTCTTCCATGTGCAGTAGTTGTTGTAATAATAGCTTTTCCTGTGGTATTATTGTAAGCAAAATTGCTTATTGCATATTGATTAGTTCCAAATGTAACTGTTCCGCCACTTATATATGTATGAACAACAGTTGAAGTTCCTAGTGTCACTTCAAATTGTGTGCTTGTTAAGTTATCAGAGTTTACTGCAAACTGTTTAGATGTTCTTCTTAAATCTACATTATTTAAAACTGAATTTACATATGACTTTGCTTTTGTTATTGCTCCAATAGTTTGTGTGCTTTGTTGAACTCTTGCTTTTTGTCCACTTGGTGTGCTGAAATATCTTTTCGCCGCCTGTAAAGCATTAAAGTTACTGTTGGTACCATTACGTATGTCAATAATCATACCGTCAATAATTAAACCTAGATCACGTTCACATGTATTATTAGAAAGCGTAGGCTGTATAGGTGCTACTAGTTTATCCAATCCACCTGCGATTACTGAAACAATAGTTTCTGTTAATGTTGTTGCTCTACCACTTACATCTCTTATGCCTGTACCTTGTTCGCAAACAAAAGCATCTGGATATCTTTTAAGTGCCGGTGTTGGTTGTGTGCATTGTATTAATATATCATCTAACTTACATGCTGTGCCTCCTGACATACCATGTCCTGAAGCTGTTACAGTTGCATAGCCAGTTGTATTGCTGTATGAAAATCCTGTGATGTCGTAATTATTTGACCAGTATTCTATTGCATTAGAAGATGAACTTACATAAGTGTGATTGGTTGTATTGCTTGATACACCTACGTTAACCGTAATAGTTGTAGCATCTACAGCCGTGATTGCAATTGGCTTTCCGTAATTTGGATCCTTAGATCTAGGATACGGATGAAGAGTTGCATTATTATCTTGCCCACAAGTAAATGTTATACCATAAGGTTTAATCCATATAACATCTGACGTTGTTAATGAGTGAGAACCAACAGTGACTACCATCACGCCCGTTGCCGGGTCATAGGTTGCATTAGTTGGTGTAAGGAACGCTTGTCCTTTGTAAACCTTACCCCCACTTACGTATGTGTGTGCATACTTCGAAGGGCCTACATAAATGTCAAATGTTGTACTTGCAGGAGCAGAACTTCCGTATGTTCCTGCTTCAACAGTAAACTGATCAGCATTAGCCTGTGCTACATGCTCAGGATAAATTTTATTGGTTACTACGCCATCATATGTACAAGATACATTTATATCTTTTAGATATACTGTATCATTTATAGATAGACCATGTGTTGTGGTAGTAGTGACAGTGGCAATACCTGTTGTATAGTCATATGTGAAATTGCTTACATTTAAAACTGTCCCGTCTGACTTTGTAACTGTGCCACCGTTTACGTAAGAATTTGCATATGAAGAAGTTCCTATGTAAAATTGAAAACTGTTTGGTTGAAAGTTTGTTGCAGTAGCCTGAAAGTATCCTTGTTTTGTAGGATAAACTTTATTTTTTAAAACATAGTTTTGCACCAGATCTCTTGCAAATTCAACCGCGGCATTTGTTTGTGCTATTTGGTCAACTGTATTATTTGAATTTGAATTATTAACTTTGACAGCATTAATATTACCTGCTAGATAACTTGATGCTATTCTACGTGTTTCAATGTTACCACCTCTGGATAAATCATTTATCCAAGCGTCAACAATATAACCTACATCTCTTTTACATTTAGCAGAACTGTATTTGAAACCTGTGTAGTTGGCAGTACCGTCGCTGTATGTAACAGATGCACCTGTATTAATTTGATAGTTGATCCAAGCCGTTACTTCTTCTTGAATAAATGCTTTATTTTTAAACAGAAGTGCTTCTGCATTTGGATTTTGTACATTAGTTGCGGCAAAATCATGTGAAGGATAATAGTCCTGAACATAGTCAACCACACTTTGCTGAATAAATTGTCTGTTCTTTTGTAGGTATGTAACTGCATTCTTAGCCGCGGCATTTGGTGTTTTAGTTTCTGCACCCGTAACAAGTGCAATGCCCTTACCTTGATCGTATGTTATTGTTTGTCTGTATGCACCTGGTTCCACTGGTGCTGATTCCATAATTTCCTGTGCTTTTTGTGCCGCCGCCTTTAAACTTCCAAAAGCATAACTTAAACCTCTTCCCTCAAATCCTACTGGCGTATTTGCCTGGCTATCGTCACCCTGTTTGGTAACAAATAAATCTGTGGTACTTGCGTAGGAAGAATTATCTACATAAAGTTTTGTTGCCGCTTGCCTTTCAGATATATCACCTGTTGTGCCTGCAAGATATCCTGGATGATCATGCAAGTACAATGCACCAGTCATATCATCGCCTTGTCTTCTTACACTTGATTTCCTAGGAAGGACTTCATCGTCTTTGAAAAATCCATAAAGTGCAGAATCATATGATTGATCCTTAATAAAATCTTGTCCTGTAATTGCAGTAGTTGAACCTAAAGCAATATTAACCTTTGCCCTTGTATTATCATTGTCGTTTTGTGCTTCTGACTTAGATGAATGTAAACTTATTTGGTTATCATTAACAAATCTAATAAAATAATCCGTGTTATTTGTTAAGCCGCTAGGAGCACTACCAGTTGTAGTGTATCTCCATGTTGCACCATTAATACTATTGTCAAAACCATGACTGTTAATAACAAGATTACCACTTCTATATTCTGATATAGTTTTTGTGTATCCAGTATCATCAGTAGGTTCAGTCCTTGCTAAAACAGGTTTAGTTGGTTGATGTAAAATATGTGGTGCATAATTTTTATCCTGATATTTTTTATCTACAACAATATCATCAATAGTAATAGTGGATCCGTGTGTTGAATTGAATTCTGCAATTGAAGCCGTTGATGTTCCTATCTTACCTATTGCATAAACATTGTTTCCGCTTAATGGTCCACCAAGTATAGGACTTGTATCAGCATTAATATTCGCACCAGTGTTAGTAATTGTTATAGCAGTTGTACTTGAATTATCAATGCTAATACCAGTTCCTGCTGTAAGTGTTTTTTGTACTAGTTCTGTTCCTGTAGAATTACCTATTAATACTCCGGCTGGTGTAATTGCGGCAGGAGTGTCATTAAGTGCAGTAAAACTAATTGTTCCGCCTTGTCCAAAGACAGCATATAGTTCCGTAAAATTCTCGTTTGCTTTTCTAAAGGCTTCACGAATACTATCACCAGTACCGTCGTTACCCTCAACACCTAAGTAAATATCTTGTTTTGCCATATTTTAAAATCCTACTGATTCGCCACACCCACAACTTGAAGTAGATGTAGGATTCTTTATATCAAAGTATGAGCCAAATACTTCTTTTTTATAATCCACTGTTGATCCTAATAGATACATGATGCTAGCCGGATCTATTAAAAATTTTCCTTTGGGTAATTCTATCACTTCATCGTCATTTTTTGTTTCATCTTCCAAAGACCAATCATACTTAAATCCTGCACAACCTCCGCCTTTTAGTGCTAATCTTACAGCACTTTTATTGTGTTCTTCAAGCATACTAACCATTTGTTCCTTGGCTGATTCTGTTAAAAATAATATGTTTCCCATTACCTGCTCCTATGTATTTATATAATATTTTATAATCCTAACGTAACTAAATATGAGTATGTATAAAAGAATTGAAAAAGAAGTACGCTTTTATTTACGTAAAAGTAAGAAGGGAAAAAACCACCCATATAAACGTGTTAGGTCTTATGTTATCTTTCAATGTGACGAATGCCATAAAGAATTTAAAAGAGAGAAGGGCAAAGTGGACCCTAAAAGACTTGACGACTTTTATGTCCACGTTTGCCCCGATTGTGACCCTAAAAGATTTGCTCAAAGAAAAGGTGTTGAGCAAAGGAAGAAATTAAATCTTCCTGTAAATTCAGACATCACAATCGATGAACTTTAATCCTCTTTTTTGTAGATTGTCCATGCACCATAGGCGATAGCCGCGTAGGCCGCCAACTTTGCAAATGGACCAGCGATAAGAACTAACACACCCATAAGGATTAAGGCCGCGCCATCCCACGAAGTACGTTCTTCAATTCTTGATTTTACCCATTTTTTAATCATTGTTTTCTCCTTTAGTTAAGGTAATAACACCGCAGGCTAATCTATCGCCTGCATTACCTGTTTTAAGGCTTTCTGCATCTCCACCTTTACCTAGATCATCCTGATCACTATGAACTACGATTGCTCTACCTATTACACTACGATCTCCAATTAAATCTACTCTTTTTGCTATAATAGTAAATTCGGAAATCCTATCCTCGTTCGCTGTAATATTTTCTAAGTCGCCCACATGGCCGTTTTCGAGGTTGCCATGATCAACACCGTCTGGATTATAATGTGCTCCTGCTGATTCACATCCACGACTTAAATCGCCAAATTCATGTATATGAAAACCATGCTCTCCTGGTTCTAATCCTTTGATGGTACCCTTTATAAGAGTAGGTGAACCAGATTTTTGCATGAATAAGATTGTTCCTTTTACAGTATCAGAATGTTCTAATTCACAAATTGCAAAGACAGGCTGTTCAGTATCTTCTGACAACTTACCTACATCAGAACATTGACACTTACTTGCTTTTGTTCTTTTGCAATTTTGTAATTCTAAGAAACGCATACAGTATTTAGTAGTTTCATACTAGCAAGATTCTTTGCTTTTGATTCTACCATAATGTCTGCGGTGTCTCTAAAGGACAATGCCCATTCATTTACTGCATTGTTCCACATGTAATCAGAGTGTGCTCTAAGTTTTTGTTTTTTGTACCCTTGTTCGAGTAACTTCTCCATGTCTGGTAATGTATCTAAATCGTGATCAACTAAAATGTCTTCACGAGATACCGAATAGTGTATGACAGGACGAACACCACGCCAACTGTCTACTATGCGAGAAAATCTATCGTCGGTGGGCAATATATATTCACCTGTTTTGACCCAGTGATGGTGTATGTCAAGCACCAATGCGAGGTGTTTTCGTAACTCCAAACTTGCTTCGATGCCCCACGAGTTTTCGTCGTTTTCGATTGTAATTGTGTTTCTCGCCTCCGTAGATAATCTTGGGTAGACGTCGATGATACCGGCTGGACCCTTACGGCCGGAGATGTGGACATTGATCTTAAAATCTTGGAATTGCTGGCCGAAGCCCATCCATCTGGCGACATCAACATGATATTCAAACTCCTCTATACTTCTCTCTACGATATCAGGATTATCTGACGCAAGTACAGTAAACTGACCAGGATGCATAGAAAGCCTGACATCCAGTTCACGAGCCTTTGCGCCGACGTTTGGAAAGTGCCTTTCGCAATATTGTCGTACATCAGGCTTGCGCCAGAAGTAAGACCAAGTAGGCTCAGTATAAACAGGTAAGACGTCACTTCCCAATCTAACCATTCTAAGTTCATTCGGTAATCCTCCTACATACTCAATCAAGTTGTAATAACTTTTAATGTTGTGGACCATGATATCCCACAAACGTTCTTCAGCAACTTCTTTTGTTTGCCTGTTTAACCAAGCAACTGTTGTGCTTCGAGTATTTAGTGGACGCTGAATCTCTTCTAGCAGTTTCTTTTTCTGGGTTTGGTCCGGGTGCATGTACTTACATGCAAAACCTATACGTCTTGTCATTTTCTTTTTTGTTCTCTCTGCCTTACTTTGTCTTGACCATTCTAAGCCTTGCTTCAGTATTGCTTCTTCTTCTGGCCAGACTTCGTGGAAATATTTTTTAGTATCTTCCATGTGTGTTTCCAATCGTCTACACTATAACATGTTCCTAAATTGTTGTCAAGTATTACTTTTTTCAAAGGGTAATCATTTCCAGCTGGATCCATTCTATCACCAAAAAAGTGTAAGGTATCTTCCAATTCATCAAAATCTTCTACAATTTGTGCTTTATCTTTACCATAAGGAAAGATATCTATACCAGTTTCACCACCAACCACTGCTTGTATGGCTGGAAAAAATTTTTGGAATTCTTTAGCAATCCTAATTCTTTCTTTTGTTTTGGTGTCGTATTCAACATACATTTTACGTTCACCCATAGTTGCATTACGCCCTACAACACTAAAATTTACCATACCAGGTCGATTTTCTATATGCAATCCTGTTCGTAAAGGAAAGTCACTTAATCTACATTCAGCTTTCAACCACGATTCTGCTTCTTCTGGTATTTGCCAATCACTCGTATAAACATTTACATTTCCTTCCCATACATCGCTACCTGAACAGTTATAAACTCTGTCAGCAAGACTGTATATTTCCTCTCCTACCTGTTCTATTGTTTTTTCTCTATCACTTCCAGTAACGAGATATACATCATTTTCAGCACAGAAGTCTGTGAAGAAAACAGCAAAGTCCATATCAATCTCTTGTCTACTAGGTGTGAGTGTTCCGTCAACATCAAAAATAAATTTATCTACCATATATTCAACATCCTTCCGTTACCTGCTATAATCATACAACAAGTTATAATGTGTAATAAAAACCAAAATGTTCTAATAATATTGTGTATATGATCGTCTTTCCTATCGTTATCATAAGCACGACTTCCCATAGCTTTGCACCAATAGTGCCATAATCTAATCATCTAACACTACCCATCATTACTAATATGCAAACATAAAAAAATGCAAACACAAAAACTGGTGCCGC